GTTGAACTTGGCGAGCCAGTCATGATCCACAACGACGTGGAAAAGAAGAAGGCCGAAGAGCAAGGCTACTCCGTCACCGATGACGAGCGCTACCAGTTCCTTGAGATTCAAGTGGACTACGACATGCCCGGCTATGAGGACGATGACGGCATCGCTCTCCCCTATATCGTGACCATCGACAAGGGCACAAACAAAGTCCTGTCGGTGTACCGCAACTGGAACGAGGCCGACCCCAAGAAGCTCAAGCGACAGCACTTCGTGCAGTACGACTACGTGCCGGGCTTTGGCGCTTATGGCTTTGGCTACATTCACTTGATCGGCGGCTATGCTCGCGCTGGCACATCGTTGATCCGCCAACTTGTGGACGCTGGCACGCTGAGCAACTTGCCCGGTGGCTTGAAGTCACGCGGCCTGCGCATCAAAGGCGACGACACTCCAATCGCACCCGGCGAGTTCCGCGACGTGGATGTGCCAAGCGGCACCGTGCGCGACAACATCATGCCGCTGCCATACAAGGAGCCATCGCAAGTGCTGGCCGCTTTGTTGGACCGCATCACTGAAGAGGGTCGCCGCCTTGGCTCCATCGCTGACATGAACATCAGCGACATGGGTGCCAACGCTCCAGTGGGCACAACACTGGCGCTGCTTGAGCGTCAACTCAAGACCATGAGCGCGGTGCAGGCGCGGGTCCACTTCTCCATGAAGCAGGAGTTCAAACTGCTCAAAGAGATCATCCGTGACAACACCCCGGGCGACTACGAGTACGTGCCAAACGGCGGGGACCCACGGGCCAAGCGAGAAGACTACGACATGGTGGAAGTGATTCCCGTGTCGGACCCCAACAGCTCGACCATGGCCCAGCGGATCATGCAGTACCAAGCTGTGATCCAGTTGTCTCAGAGCGCCCCTCAGATTTACGACTTGCCGCAGTTGCACCGCCAAATGATCGAGGTGCTCGGTGTGCGCAACGCCGACAAGCTGGTGCCAATTGACGAAGACATGAAGCCGCGTGATCCAGTCAGCGAGAACATGGCCTTCTTGACCGGCAAGCCCACAAAGGCGTTCATCTATCAAGACCACGACGCTCACATCGCGGTGCACTCTTCAATGATGCAGGACCCGATGATCATGGGCCAAATGGGTCAGAACCCCATGGCTCAACAGATGCAAGCGGCCATCATGGCTCACATTGCCGAGCACGTTGCGTTCCAGTACCGCAACCAGATCGAAGAGCGCCTTGGTGCCACGCTGCCAGCGCCCAATGCAGAGTTGCCCGAGCAGGTCGAAGTTCAGTTGGCAAAGCTGGTTGCTCAAGCAGCCCAGCAGCTCACGCAAATTCACCAAGGTGAAGCCGCGCAAAAACAAGCTCAGCAGCAAGCTCAAGACCCCATCGTGCAGATGCAGCAACAGGAACTGCAGATCAAGATGCAGGACGCTCAGACCAAGGCCCAAAAGGTGCAAGGCGACCTGTCAATTCGTCAGGCCGAGGTCCAGTTGAAGGCTCAAGAGATTGCGAGCCGACAAGGCGAAAATCCAGAGATTGCAGCAGCAAAAATGCAGCAAGAAATGTCCATGGACAGACAAATGCACGAGCAAGAAATGGCTCAGCGTCAGCAGGAGTTTGAACAGAAAATGGCCCAGAAGCAGCAGGAAGCATCTTTAAAAATGCAGACCAAGCTGATGGAAATTGCAAACAAGCCGGTTGCTAAATCGCCGGGGAACTAAGAGGACAAATGGACACGAAAATTTTTGAGCTTCTCAACAAAAAAATTGAGGAGCAAGTCAACAGTCATTCAGAGGCTTTGGTATCTGGGCAGTCGAAAGACTATGCCCAATACCGAGAGTTGTGCGGGGTCATCCGAGGTCTCCAGACCGCACAGCGTGAAATTGGCGACCTCGTGCGTAAACTGAAAGACGACAATGACGACTAACTTTGATGTTCAGGCAGTTGATCTGTCTGGCGTTCTGAAGGCAAGCCCTGAAGAAAAAGCCAAGCAGATTCCAGACCCAGCCACCTACCACCTTCTGTGCATGCTTCCAGAAGCCAAAGAGGAGTACGAGGGCGGCATTTTGAAATCCAGCCAGACGATGCAATACGAGGAGCTCTTGTCCCCCGTGCTGTTTGTCGCCAAGATGGGGCCGGATGCCTTCAAAGACGAAAAGCGCTTCCCAAGCGGCCCAAGCTGCAAGGTCGGTGACTTCATCATCGTGCGACCCAACACGGGCACGCGCATGAAGATTCACGGCACCGAGTGGCGACTGTTGAATGACGACGCTGTTGAGGCAGTCATTCAGGACCCACGCGGCATTCAGCGCGTTTAAGGAGGCACCATGGCTGAACTTGATAAAACAGAATTTACCTTCCCTGATGAGGTGCAAGAAAAGCAATCTCGCGCTGGCTCCAAGGTCGTAGAGGCCGATCCGGAAGTTGAAGTCGTTGATGACACGCCTGAGCAAGACCGTGGCCGAAAGCCAATGGACGAGGCTCCCAAGGATGTCACCGATGACGAACTGGCAAAGTACGACGAGAGCGTGCGCAAACGCATCCAGCACTTTACCAAGGGCTATCACGAAGAGCGCCGGGCCAAGGAAGCGGCTCTGCGCGAGCGTGAAGAGGCGTTCCGATTGGCTCAGCAGATCGTTGAGGAAAACAGGCGGCTGAAAGGCTCCCTGAGCACCAACCAGAATGCTCTGCTTGAACAGGCCAAACGCAACGTGGCCAACGACATGGAAGAGGCGCGTCGCCAGTACAAGACGGCATACGAGTCCGGCGACTCAGATGCCCTTGTCGCGGCGCAAGAGGCCATGACCTCGGCCAAGCTGAAGGCTGATCGCATCAACAGCTTCCGCCCCCCTGCTTTACAGGAGGAGCAAAATGTTGTACAAACCAGACAACAAGTTCCCCAAGAACAGCCTGTTGACTCGAAGCTGGCATCGTGGAAAGACGAGAACCAGTGGTTCGGAGAAAACAAGCGCATGACGGCTTACGCTCTTGGCCTTCATGAAGACTTGGTGAGCGAGGGTATTCCTGCTGGCACCGATGAGTATTACCGACGCATCAACAGTGACATCAGGGAGCGTTTTCCAGATCAGTTTGAGTCTGGGAAACAGGCGGATGCGCAAACTCCGTCGAGGACATCAAATAATGTTGCACCAGCAACGCGCAGCACAGCGCCCAAAAAGATCGTGCTGACGAAAACGCAGGTGGAACTCGCTAAGCGGTTAGGACTGACGAATGAGCAGTACGCCCGTGCAGTTGCGGCAGAAATGAGGAAATGAAAATGGCTAAAACAGAACTTGACAACCGCGAGCCTCGTGCTCTGCAAATGCGTGACTCAACCGAGCGTCCAAAAAAATGGATGCCACCCCAGCTTTTGCCTGATCCGACACCGGAAGAAGGCTACGCTTATCGCTGGATTCGGATCGCCACGCTTGGCAAGGATGACGCCATGAACGTTTCCGGCAAATTGCGAGAAGGATGGGAACCCGTAAAGGCATCAGCTCACCCTGAAGTGCGATTGTTCAGCGGCGGTCAAAACCGCTTCCCGGACAGCATTGAGGTTGGTGGTTTGTTGCTTTGCAAAACACCTGTGGAGTTCACCGAGCAGCGGAATGCGTACTATGGCCAGCAGGCTGAGTCGCAGATGCAATCAGTGGATAACGCTTACATGCGCGAGAACGACCCACGTATGCCGCTTTTCAAAGAGCGGAGCACGAAGGTCACTTTCGGCAAAGGCACTTAACTTTTTTGGAGTCCAAACATGGCTTACCCCACCGTTTCGGCACCCTTCGGTCTGCAAGCAATCAATCGTATTGATGGCATGCCGTACGCAGGTGCAATCCGTCAGATTCCCGTAGCTGCTGGCTTCGGCACCGCCATTTTTGATGGCGATACCGTTGTGATCAACAGCGATGGTTATCTTGTCAAATCCACCACAACTGACTCTGGCAACATTGTTGGCGTGTGCATGGGCGGTCAGTACGTGAACTCGAGCGGTCAAACCGTTCAAGGTCAGTTCATCCCCGCGCTGGCATCCACATCCACCAATCTGGCGCTGGCCTACGTTGTCGATGACCCGATGGCTTTGTTCAAGGTCGCTGTTGTGACCTCTGGCACCACCATGGGCACCGCTGGCCGTACTGTTGTTGGCACCAACCTTGCGCTCGTTCTGAACGCTGGTAACACCACCACAGGTAATTCTGCTTTCGCCGTCACTTTGACCGGCGCTGGCACTACTGCCACCCTCCCAATCCGTGTGATCGACGTTGTGCCTGAGACAGCTACTGCTGCTGACACATACACCGAGCTGTTGGTGAAAATCAACACACACCAGTACAACAACACCACTGGTGTCTAAGGAGTAAATCATGGCCATTTCACGCGCACAACTGCTGAAAGAACTGCTCCCCGGCTTGAACGCTTTGTTCGGCCTTGAGTACGCCAAGTACGGCGAGCAGCACAAGGAAATCTACGAGACCGAGACATCGGAGCGTAGCTTTGAAGAAGAAACCAAGCTGTCTGGCTTCTCCGCCGCTCCGGTGAAGAACGAAGGCGCTGCCATTGCTTATGACAATGCGCAGGAAGCTTTCACTGCTCGCTACACCCACGAAACCATCGCTTTGGGCTTCTCCATCACTGAAGAGGCCATCGAAGACAACCTGTATGACAGCTTGTCCAGCCGATACACCAAAGCTCTGGCCCGTGGTATGGCGTACACCAAACAGGTCAAGGCAGCAGCCATCCTGAACACTGGTTTTACCGCTG